CAGCCACGCGGCCCTCACAGCGGGCGTCATATTGGTTCGAACATCGTGCAGTGTTGGCATTGGTCACGACCTACTCGGAATGCCGCTGCGTTTTGGCAACGACGCATCCACAATGCCGCTGCGTTTTGACGGCATCATTCCAAATGCCGCTGCGCGCCACGCGACTGGGCAATGGAGAGAGAATATCACGCGCCGCCAGGCGTGGCAACTGGAGCCAAATTGACACACGGGAGGGGTGTTCAAATATTTGAACGGTGCTACATCGTCAGACGCATGAATGCATTGTATACAACCCGTAGTCTAAATGTATACCACGGCGAATTTGTAACCCATTGATTTCATTGGGAAATTCGGCCGTGTCTAGGCTCGGTCTACCCTGCCTACCCATCTCTATTCGGTCTGAATAATTATTTGTATTTTCATAAGAGGGAGATAACCTAGACATGCCTAGACCGATGGGGTTAACGCGTTGATTTGATTGGGTTTTTTGGCGTCTAGGTTTCCTAGACCGGCGCGCGGGCGGTCCAGGCTGGCCTAGACAACATTGACAATTTGGGGCCAATTGTACAATATATTCACACATTCGATCCCAGGAGAGCGCACAAATGAATAATCACAATAAGGCTAACATGAACTGGAGAGTCTCGTCTGATCTGCGTGATGAGTTTAAGCGAAAGGCCAAAGCCCTCGGTATGACCTGCGAAGGTGCGCTGGACATAGCCATGCGTGAATGGATTGACCGGAAAACAACGGTCGCTGCTATTGACCAGAGGTCTCATGCAGCGTAGCTTTGCATTCCCCGTCCACGCCGACCTCCAGGTAGCATCATGGCTGAAGTTGTGCAACTCAAGACAGATGGTGGATTGATTAATCCTGATGATCCCATGGCCACAGCGCGAAAGTTCGTCAAGCGCTATTACACTGCCCCATGTGAATTGCAGACGCTAGTCAACCATAAGGAGACATTTCTTGAATATCAAGGTGGTCAATATCACATCCGCTCCAAATCAAATATGCGAGTTGCGCTGTGGCGGCTCTTAGAAAAAAGCCGCCGCGCTGGCGATGACTCTGAGTCTGGTTCATCCCTTATAAAGCCAAACACCCGAATGGTTAATGGCATTCTAGATGCCCTTGAAGCTGTTACGGCTATAGATGATGTGGATACTCCGTTCTGGCTATTGCCTCCGCCGGATAGCCGATTCATAGCTAATCAAATGTTGGTCCTCAGTAATGGCATCCTGCATATTCCAACCAAATCACTTATATCCCACACACCTGCGTATCTGACGCTTAGTTCTAGCAGTGCCTCATTTGATGCAACTGCGCCGGCGCCTACGCAGTGGCTTAAGTTCCTTGATGAGGTGTTTACATCGGACGCTGAGGCTATTAAGACCCTGCAAGAGTTCATGGGCTATTGCCTAACGCACGATACGAGATTTCAGAAGATCGGCTTCTTACACGGCCCCAAGCGCTCTGGCAAGGGCACTATCATTCGCATTATGGAGCATTTGCTAGGAGCCAGCGCCACAGCCAGTATGACTATGGCTAGCCTATCCAAGGATTTTGGCAAGCAGATCCTACTTGGCAAGATGCTTGCAACGTTCCCCGATGCACGCTTCGGATCGGCTAAAGACGCAAATCAAATTGTAGAATCTCTCCTCTCCATAAGCGGTGAGGACAGCGTAAACATTGGGCGGAAGTTTACCAGTGATTGGTCTGGCCGTCTGCACTGCAAGTTCCTAATCGCATCCAACGACGCGCCGGAGTTTCAGGACTCATCCGGGTCGCTACTCAGCCGCTTTGTCGTGATTTGTACGAAACGGAGCTTTTTGAATAGCGAGGATTTGTATCTGGAGGGTAAGCTGGTCACGGAACTCTCAGGTATCCTAAACTGGGCGCTGGCTGGATACTCAGCCTTGTACGAGCGATCCAAGTTCGTGTTGCCCACATCTAGTCAACCACTGATTAGAACCATGGAAGACAGCGGCTCGTTGGTTCAGGCATGGCTCAACAGATACGCTGTGCTTGGCCAAGAGGAGGTCGCAGCTAGATCGAAGGTTCTCAATGTCTGGGAGCATTGGTGTACAGAGATACGAGGCATGAAAAGCGCCCCTGGCGCGGCGCGACTACGGATAATGCTTCAATCGGCAGTGCCTGGCTTTGACGGCGATGGAGGTAGGCCTATCATAGATGGAAGGCGCGCATATGTGTATAAGGGGCTGAGACTGAAGACGGCTAAAGAACTAGATGCTGATGACGCCTGAAATATCTGGTTGTTAGGTCGCGCATTTCATGCCATAATGCGTATGGATGCATTTCGGGGCGTTCCGCCCCACTTGCTTCTCTGCGCCGCGCAGAGCGCGGTGAAATGAAAGGCGTTATCATGAAACTTTTGGCTCTTGCGGCTTGCGCCGCGCTTTCTCTCACTGGCATCACAGAGGCCGATGATTATGGCCTGGAGGTCACACAGATCTCCGAGAACGGCGATCCTTTCACGACCGGCGACTCATATGGTCCGCGCGCCGGGGATTTCCGGCTCTATCCGGTCGAAACAACTATTCCTTCCCCCGCCAAAGGCGGGCGCTCCAGCAAAGCACCGGCGCACAACAAGTGTCGCGATGACTCACAGGCGCCGGGCATCTGGATGGAGTGCGCACCGGCTTGGCGCATCGATCGGTAGCCGGCTGGCGCCGGGCGGGCTATTTGACTTAACACCAATTCGATCCAAGGGAACAACTTGATGTTTATCCAAGAGCTTTTTTACAAGGCCGAGCGCGCGGGCGCATGCGGCGCGGCGCTGGATCACCTTCGTGGCTTCTCCTCGAAAGAGGAACTGGCCGAGCACGAAGATGTGGTGTATTGGTTTAACTGGCTGGCGCACAACAGCCTGTTACCAGCCGAGCTGGAGAAAGCTCACGAGGGGGCTGGTTACCTTGAGTCTGGCGAGGAAGTCGCCACCTATCGCGCCGCGTGCCAGAAGTGGCTCCTGGCGCAAGATTGGGATCCTAAATGGGTTCCGGGCGCAGTGACCGTGGCCGAGGCAACTCCGATCCACAGCGACATAGCCTAAACCGCAATCTCCCCAACTTGGGTGCATCTGGGGATGCACCCCTTTTTTTATCTTGAGGCCACTGATGCCAAAGCATGTTGAAATAATCCAGATGGGCCGCATTGTGCTATGTGATGGCTGCAATGCGGATTTCACGGCCAGCGAGGAGCAAGGCGGCCTGCTGTTTAGCAGCTCGGCTTATTGTCCCGCATGCGCGCCTGGGATGGAAGCCAGCGCCGCGATGTACAGCGAAGAGGGTCATATCCGCGCTCGCGCCAAGCCGGGCGAAAGCTTCCGGGATTTCGTCTATCGTATCCGTGGCGGCGATGGATCGGCAGTTACCACAATCACCAGATTCGACAGCGCCGACGAAGCGCTGAAGCATCTGTGGGAAGACAAATGAATACCTCCGAGATTGATAAGGTGGTTCGGCACTACGAATGCCTGCCGGATTACCTCCGCATGAACTGGCGGGCGCAGGTCGTGCGCATTATTGCGGATCTGGGCGAGCATGGCTTCTGGCTCGGCTGGCGATCGATTGCAGGGCATATCGCCCAGCGGTTCGATATACCAGCCGCCCAGGCCGCTGAGCTTTATTGGCTCGGCCCCGTTGGGATGCACACCGCTCAGGGGGCATTTAACGGCCTGGAGCCGGCGATGCAAAAGCAGTTCATCCTTGAGCTGTTGTGCAAACTGCGGAGCGCGGAGCGCGTAGAGGGGATGCGTTGTGAAGCATAAGAATGAGCCCGGCTTGTCGCGCTTCAGCGCCAAGGGGGCCGAGGCGGAGGACGTCTTTATTGAGGATCTCCGTGGGGTGATCTGGAATAGCGCCCGCGATGTGGGGCTGAACTGGAAACAAATCGCCGGCGCGGCGCGCCTGAGCCCTAAGACCGTCTCGCGGTTTGCCTATCGCGAGACAAAACGGCCGACGTTCTACACCATCTTTCGCATCTTAACCGTAGTAGGAGTTCGACTGACCTATGTTGTGGCGAACAATCAGACGTCTGCTGAGGAGAGGAAAAGTGTCAACTCATAAGCATAAGTGCCAATGCGGCCATGTGTGGCGACATGGCGAGGAGTGTCTTAACAGCCACGCGGCGCATACGTGCGCTAAGTGTGGCAAAACTGAATTTTGGCGATACAACGGGCCAGAGGAGCCAAGCGATGTTGGAGCAGTTTCAGAACGGGGACACTCTCTTTGCCGTGTGGATTGCTGCCCTGAAAAGCGGCAAGTTCGAGAAGGCGACAGGGACCCTTCGGGTTGGAGAGACGAACTGTTGCTGTGTCTTCGGCGTGCTCTGTGTCGCCTCGGGTTTGCCTGTGAGCACAGCGAGCATTCCGGCTCTGGCGGAGTTTCTGGATATCACGGTAGATGGGTGCTTCGTGGAGCCACTTGTCGTGATAGGCAACCTGGTGCCGAGGCGCGAGATCCTGATCCGAAGCCTGATGTACCTGAACGACGGCACGGGGCTGAGCCTTCCTGAGATTGGGGAGCGCATAGAGCAGAACCACCGGGCGAGGAACTTTCGCCCATACGCCTACGGCATGTAGCACCTGGAGAGAGGACATTCACATGAACCGTGTTGAGCTTATTAAGTTTACCGAGTGGCTGGACGAGAACGTTCCGGCTGAGAATATTTTCATGTCTGGGTATGAGGATGGCACGCAGAAATGCATTGCCGCCTGGATGAGCCGCTACATCCCCGCTGTCTATCCTATTGAGGGGCACAGCGTGCATACCCTGTTTGATCTGAGCAGTCAGCAGAGCTGGGATTTATTCATAGGCAGGAGCCGCACGCACGACCTCATTCGCCGTGAGTTTGATGCGCTGGAGCCAACCGTTCGCAAGGCTATTGTTCTGACTGTGCTGAAGGGCCTGACCGTCACCGGCACAGTGGATTGGATGCGTGCTTGTAGAGCGTCTATAGGTGAGGACTATGGTCGGCTGTTCGCCGCGCGCGCCCATTTGGCGGGGGGTGTGCCCCCCGTGTCAGAACAGCATTGACACGCATCAATACGCATATGGGCGGCCGAAACGCCCATCGCCCCCATGCCCATACCGGGAGCCCCCCAATGGCCGATTTTGACACCATGGCGACCGCCACAAAACACGCCGAAACGCCTACCGAGGCGACCTGCCCAGTGTGCAAAACGGTCTTTGTGCCTACGAAGCCTTGGCAGCGGTTTTGCCACGTTAATTGCAGAAGCAAATACCACAGAGTGCAGGCCAAATACCTGAAGATGCAATCCGAGGAGGCCGAGAAACATGAGTGAGCTTAGCGAACGACTGGGAATGCCCCTGCCTCGTGATGAGGTTTTTCTGAGACAGCTGGCAGCGCAGATCTATCACAAGACCGTCTTCACGTCGGCTAATGTCACAGATCATAGCACGCTGGCTTACAACTTCGCGCCTATGCTTTTTTGGAGCCAAGCTGATCTAAACCTGGCGCGCGAGCACATAGCGCTGATATGGGAAGACATGAATAAGTCAGTCGGCATTATTGCAGACGGCACGCCCCTGTTTCATAGTCTACAAACCCTCGGCCACCATGACTTTGAGCGGCTGAAGATGCTCTGGACGGAGTACAATACATGGCACAAGGCCTGGAACCTGGAGCCTACACATGCTGGAAGTGATTCTGGAATCCCGTCGTAAGCCGGGAGACTGGCACATTAGGAACCGAATGACTGATGCGAATTATCTATACCGGGCAAATAAGATCTCACTGGACGAACTGGTTGGTGAGGTTGACAGATGGATTGTTCGCTGGCAGGCGGTTGAACCTGATACTGAGTACAAGATCGGAGTGTACGACGATGACGGAGCAGAGCGAGCGGTATACACCAATAGGCCCACTGAGCGAGAACGAAATCGAGCTGATCAATTCGCTGGACGAGTTGCTGGTGGGAGTGAAGGATCTGTGCTCGGAGATCAGAAGTATCGTAGCGAAAGACGGCCGTTCGGAGAGGCTTTTACATCAGGCGGCTTTAGCCATGGAGGTTCAGGTCGCGCAAGTGCGTCCGGCCTTATTCCTGCTAACGGGACGCGCAGGGCCACGAGCAAGAACAGCCGTGCTCGGCGTCGGTGATCCGGCGTTGTGTGATTTGCTCAATCATATTGACTGAAAATACAGCTTGCATACTCCGGTTTGTGGGGGCATTATGGGATTGACGCAATGTCGTGTCGCATGAAACTTCACAACTGGAAATCAAACATGGTCGAGATTACTGCACAGATCACGAAGGAAGACGGCACCCCTGGCGCCGGGATTACGTTCGAGTATGAGCTGGGCGAGACGCTGAACGAGACGATCGAGGCGTTTGGCGAAGATACGGTTTTGTCCTATACACACCGGGCGCTGGTCATTGCGGCGCAGTCGGCCGCCCGTGGTCTGATTCGGCAGGGCAAGAGCCACGAGGAAATCGTGGCTTATATGAAGGATTGGAAGCCCGGCGTACCGCGAGTTGGCAAGACTCCGGACGAGAAGATCAAGGCCCTGTGGGAGAAGATGAGCCCTGACGATCGCGCTCGGCTTGCTAAGGAGTTGAAGGCCAGCCCCAAGGCGGCCTAGTTGGATACGCTGAGCTGTGAACCCACTCAGCGCATGGTCAGATCGCCCGTGATGACCTAAACAACGCGGGGTTTTTCGGGAGGTAAGGTGTAACTCGATGGGCCGCTGATTCGGCGGATGAAGTGCCTTCGATGGTAAAGCCGCTCCCAGGAGCCGAATGCTTTGGGTGACTACATCTGCTAAATGAACGTCACCAAGTTATAATTGTCGGCTTCAAGTCGGGGCGTTAGTTGGAATAAATACCAGCTAGCGCCCTTCTTGCGTTAGGGAGAGGAACAGCATGCCTATTGGAATTGCTCTTATTTTGCTTATTGTCTTTATAGCCACGCTGGCGCTGCTCGGCGTTGGGCTGTTCCTGAAGGGGGCCAGTCTGATTGGTGGTGATAAGGATGGCTATGCCCTATGCATTATTGGTTGGATACTGATGATGCTGGCATTGCTTGTAGCGATTGTGTTCTGGCCATAAGGAGAGAGTTATGTCGGGAGTTATAGAGATTGTCGTAATCGAGGCAAATGCGGCGGTTGATCTCGGTTCGGCTGACTGGGATTTGAATGAGTTGCCGCACGGGATACAGGCTGGGGCCAATAAGTATGGCTTCGAAAAGTGCCCTGTGTGTAAGTCCGAAGGGCACATGGTCCCGCTGGTTAGTGGACAGAAGGCAGCGTTCTTTCTGTTCAAGGATCAGCTCAGCGTGCAGGAGTATCAGATATCCGGCATGTGCCAGGAGTGCCAGGACGCAGCATTTAAGCCGCATCCTGAAGATCAGGTGGTCGATGAGGTGCCTAACTCGCTCGCCGAGATACCGATCACTGAGCATGATTTCGAGCTGCTGCAGCTAATCTACGGCATATCCCGCCAAGCCGCCGTGCTGTTTACCTACATAGCCAGCCACGGCAGGCCAGACGATCCGATTGATTGTATGATAGGGCTGGCGAAGCGGCTCGATGCGCATCTGGTGAAGTATCCCCCCGTTCCGATCGAGCTCAAGGTATGAGAAAGGCTGTCTTCTTCGAGATACCATTCCAAGCGCCGACGGCTGATGGCCAGCCTGTGGGATGGACCCTGGTTATTAGCCGAGATGTAGTGGCGGAGCGAGTCACCTTCGCCCTACATTTCGGCGATAAGCCTGAACCCACGCACGTCACGACAGAGGAGATGTCCGATGTGCAGGAGATGTTTGAGGAGCTGACGAAGGATGGCTAAGCGGTATCACATAGAGGATATTCGGGCAGATACGAATGTCCAATTCAGCATGGTGTCCATATCCTATAATGACCCTGACCCAAAGATCGGAGACATAACTACTACTACGCTTAGCTTCAAGCAGGTGTTTGAGCTGGCAGCGATCATTGCCAATGAGCTATCGGAGGCAATGCGGGATGGCTAACGATGAACCGATTCCAGATACATATGCGTTAGAAATAGATAAGCTTCGCCTGTACGACAACACGAGGCTGAGTGACTTTCGGAGGTGCCCGAGGTTTTTCTTCTTCAGGCACATCATGGGCTGGGTGATGAGCGGAGAGCGCCGGGCTCCGCTGGTGTTCGGCGGCGCTTGGCATGCGGCGATGGATATTCTGTGGGGTTCCGTAGCCGAGGGCGAGACCCGCAAGCAGACCTTGGCATCGTCGTATGCCGCCTTCGTAGCCTATTGGACCGAAAACGGCATGCCGCACCCTAGCGAGATTGACCTGGCCCTGGCGGAGGAGATGAGCCCACGGACTCCTATGAACGCCAAGGAAATGCTGGAGGGCTACTACGACAAGCGCTTCAGGTCCATTCGGGAGGTGGAAATCCTTGAAATTGAAAGGCCCTTCGCGGTTCCGCTCACTCCTGATGACCCCACATTATTCTACATTGGCCGTATCGATAAGGTTGTCAAGCCTAGTCCGTCGAGCGTGCGAGGGATCGAGCACAAGACGACGACGTCTATGCGTCTGCAGAATAAAGTGCACAAAATCAGCGGACTGTTTGCAGAAAGCTTTAGCCCCAATAGTCAAGTGGATGGCTATCTATACGCCCTCCACCTGCTGTTCCCAGAGGAGAAGGGTGTTGATGTCTGGGTTGATGCGGCCCTTGTCCACAAGGTCGGTGAGGACTTTATGTTCATACCAGTGGATCGGCAGATACAACACCTTGATTCGTGGCTCTGGGAAGTTCATTATTGGGTCGACTCTATCGAGCGGCAGAAAGAGAATCTTGCAACTGCGAGTTCTGAGGATCGCTACCTCGCTGCGTTTCCGAAGGATACCAGGTCGTGCTTCGACTTTAATACGGCATGCCCGTATCTGGGACTATGCAAAGCGAGATCAAACCCACTTACCTGGGGTGCGGAAGCGCCTGGCGGCTATAAGGAGGAGAAGTGGGACCCACTCAGTCATATCGGGACACCTAAGGAGTTGGTAGGATGACTTGGGAGCTTGTGGCGTTTGTTATAAAGATATCGGCGTTTGTCGTAGCGGCAGCCTTGTGGGTCTGTTCGATGCGCAGTTTATGGAACGCCGCCGCCACGTTTGATATGGGGGATTTGAAGCGAGGCTTTGGTCACCTGATGAGTGCGATATGCCTTGCTCTGCTTACGGTTAACCTGGGGTATGTAGCGGGTATGTTGAGATGAGTGATCGGGAGCGGGCTAAGGAGCTTAAGAAGAGGATCATGGACCTTCAGAGAAAGCATCAGCTTGCTTTTTTGGAGGAGGCTGAGCCGTATGAGAAGGAGATGCTTGAGATCATGAACCGCAACGCGCCGAGGTATTACTACATAGGTGGCGAGTTGATTACTAAGCACGTATGGGATGATTGAGATGGAAAAAGACAAGCCCGATCCGCGCCCGGACTTCCAGAAGGAGGTCGAGGCTGATCCTGATAAGTTCGCGGAAAAGTGGGGCGTGGACACACCCGAGCCGCCCGAGACCCAAGATCCAGCTGCGCCAGGGAAGAGCCACTGATGACCAAAGGCAAGCAAGGCTTCGCCAGCATGACGCCTGAGCGCCGGAAAGAGGTCGCGGCCATGGGAGGGAGGGCGGTAAGGCCGGAGCATCGAGCGTTCTCCCGTAATCCGGATCTGGCTAAGGAGGCTGGCCACAAGGGTGGTGCGTCCATAGCGCCGGAGGATCGAACCTTCTCGCGAGACCCTGAATTCGCTAGGAAGTGCGGCACGAAGGGCGGCAAGGCCCTGGCGCCGGAGAAGCGCAGCTTCAGCCGCGATCCAGAGCTGGCCCGGCGTGCTGGCGCATTGGGCGGCCGTAGGAAGCGAACATCCGAGCCTCCTAGTTCAACCTGAGGTTGACACCTCGCAACATATATGCAACAATGTGTATGTGTCAAACCTCAAGGAAATACCATGGCTAAGCCGCCGCCAGTCGAGACGAAGAGTGCTTCGAATGCCGAGGTTCAGTCTAAGCGTAGGATTTTGTTAGTTGGCCCAACAGGATCAGGAAAAAGTTCCCAGATTTGGACTCTACCTGGGCGCAAGTTCGTCTATGTATTTGATCCAAATACGATGGCAACCCTTCAGGGTTGTCCTGACTGTGATTACGTGGAGTTCTTGCCAGACTTTCTGGAAATGGATGCTACGCTGAAGGGATTCAACAAGGATTCCAAAAGCGATCGACCTGCCAGTCGCCGAGAGCCTACGCTGTATCAGCGTTGGGTTGAGCATATCAACGGGGCGGTGGAGAGCGGCGGGTTTCATGACTACGATTGGATCGTGTTTGATAGCCTGACGTTCCTCGCCAAGGCGACGATGGATCGGCAGCTATACATCAACAACCGATATGGCGATATAGAGGACCTGGGCGACTACCGCGTTGTTGGGTCCAAGATCGCCGATGTGTTCAACAGCATTAGTGGTCTGCCGGTGAACATACTCAGTACTGGCCACATACAGACATATGAAGATGACAAAACTAAGAAGATCGTTACGCAGATTTATCTGCCGGGCAAGGCTCGCAACATCCTTCCGCTTACGCACACGGATTGCTGGGCTGCTCAAGCAGGTGAGAAGGATGGAACTTTCCAGATACGGACTGTCCCAAATGGAAGTCGAGGCCTACAGGAGATCAGAACCAGTCTCAAAGGGCTGGCTCCGGTAGAAGATGTGACTATCAAGGATTTCCGTAACGCCACACGTTATGGGATAGGTGCCCTAATTGCAAGGAGCCAACATGGCAAGGGCAAAGAAGCAGGCGGCACCGCCGCCACAAGAGGAGCGTAAGCGAGTGCCTTTTATTAGTGAGCCATTGGACGACATTCACGAGCCTAAGGCAGCCCCTGAGGGGGAGTATGACCTTCGCATTGCTAAAGCCACTCGCGGCGATAGCAAGAAGGGCAACGACATGATCACGGTGTGGATTGCCTTTGAGGATAAGGATCTAGAAGCGCCGCCGTTTGCGCACTACTTGCTCGGCTGGGACGCAGACACGCCCGACGAGCAGATCAGGAACCGCAAGCTGGAGTGGAAGCGCTTCTGTGCCTGCTTCGGCCTGGCGGAGGATTGCGACGAGGGCGATATGCCCGGCGAGACCGGCACTAGCTATGTGACGCAGGAAGAGGGCGATGACGGCATCGTGCGTAATCGCGCCAAGCTGCCCCGTCTGAAGGAATAGGCCTTACGATAGTTGTTCCCTAACGTAAGGTCTTGGTGCGGCTAACGCGGTCGCATCGGCCCAGGGGCTTTTCCTCTCTCGGCTCCTGGGCCACTTTAAGGAGATAACATGAGCGACGTTGAGAATAAAGTTCGGAAGACCAAGGCGCGCCAGCCCGGTGATCCTATGCGCATTACCCTCTTGGTGGATGAGGAGCTAAGCACGCGGCTGAACAAGACCGTGCCGCACGGCTTTAGGAAGCACATTATGGTTAGCCTGATCACGACTGTCCTGGATGCGATAGACGCTGATGGCGAGATGATGATGGGGGCGCTGATGGCTGGGCAGTATAAGCTGGTGCGGATTGATGATAGGGAGGCGGCTCTCTAAGCCGTGTTCAAAATTTTGAGCGGTAGTGATAGGCTTGAAAAGCTATGGGGCCATATCGGCAACATGGACCCTGACGAGATTCGCGAGCACATTCGTAAGGTCCGAGCCGACCGACGCCTTACGAAGACTCGCATCACGGTGAAGAAGAAGACCAAGGTCGGCAGTGACGCGGCGCGGACAAAGATGAAGAGTCTCCTCGACGGTATGAGCGAGGCTGATAAAGAGCGGCTGTTGAAGGAGCTGGAAGGTGGCTAAGGGTACAGTGAAATCAGGCAAGCTGCGTGTGGAGTATCTTGGAGAGATTCCCATCGAGTCGATTAAGGTGAAGGAGCGCGCCCGCGTCGATAAGGGGGATTTGGCTGCCCTAGCTGCCAACATTCTGGAACGAGGTCTGATCCATCCGGTTACGGTAGATCATAACATGAACCTGATAGCCGGAGAGCGTCGGTTGTTGGCGCACAAGATGAATGAGGCCAAGACTATCCGGGCTGAGATGAGGATGGATAGGAATGATAGCCTGGAGACCGAGCGAGACGAGAACCTCCTGCGTGAGGATTTCAAGTGGAACGACTTGGCCATGATTGAGAAGCGTATATTCGAAGCCAAGGTCAGGCAAAATCCGCAGTGGTCTCAAAGGGATCAGGCTGCACTGAGGGATAGTGCGGTTGGGGGTGTGAATATGCGCCTGCAGCTCGCCGAGGCTATCGAGCTGATACCGGAGCTGGCCGAGTGCGAGACTCAGGATGAGGCCTGGAAGCAGTATAAGAAGCTGGGCGAGATCTATGCTGTAGGGATGCTTAGGGAGAAGGTGCCTGAGCATGTGAAGAATGCCCCATCGTGGGCGAAGGACCATTATATAGTTGGGGATGCGCTGAAGGAGATGCCCTTCCTGAAGAATAGCTCGGTGGACTTTGCAGAGGTCGATCCGCCTTATGGGATAGATCTGATCAGGAGGAAGGGGCGGAATACGGATAAGACGGCCGCTGAGAGCTACAACGAGGTCGATGAGGGTGAGTTCGGCTTCTTCATGTCGCAAGTGATCAGTGAGACGTATCGCATCCTGAAGCCCAACCGCTTCGCGGTCTTCTGGTACGGCATGCAGTGGCATACGCAGATGCTGAATTGGTTGACGACCTACGGCTTTGCCGTCAATCCGATGCCAGCCATCTGGTATAAGGGCCAAAGCGGCCAGACCGCCCAGCCAGATGTAGCCCTAGCCAGCGTGTATGAGCCATTCTTCTTGGCTCGCAAGGGTCAGCCTAAGATGATGAAGCAAGGCCGCGCCAATGTATTTCACTATACCCCGCTTGCGCCGACACGCAAAATACATCTCACCGAAAAGCCGATCGAGTTGCTGGTGGACATTCTGGACACGATCATCTTTCCGGGATCGGAGATCCTCGTGCCGTT